TGAACGATAGCACCACGGCGCAGTTCACCACGCTGACGACCAAGTTGGAAGGTGTCGTCACCGAACAGGCCAGCCAGAAGAAAGTGCTTGACGACGTGGTACAGAAAGCTGACACTTTGGGAGCGACGTTGAAGGGTACGGTGGTTGCCCCCGTTGTCTCCGAAGATCGCCCCGCAGGACCAGCCCGTATGCGGGTGCAGAAGGACGATGATCCTCGGACGGGCAATTTCGACACCGCGTTTCTGCGTCGTCGTCGGTAACGACCAGATCCACCATTCACCGTTTTGTAGTAGGAGATGACATGACGAATCAGGAAGTTATCCAAAAAGCGGATATGGCGCTTGCGGATCTGGCGACGGCTGGCAAGCTGAATCCGGAGCAGACCGACCGCTTCATCCGTACGCTCATTGACCAGCCCACCCTGTTGGCTTCCATCCGGACGGTCGCCATGGGCGCACCGGAGATGAAGATCAACAAGATCGGCTTCGGCTCCCGAGTGCTGCGACCTGCGATCAGCGCCACCGCCATGGCTGATTCGGATCGCGTGAAGCCGGATCTTGGACAGGTGAACTTGGCGACGAAAGAAGTCATCGCTGAAGTCCATCTGCCCTACGACGTGATCGAGGACAACATCGAGAAGGGCAACATCAACGTGCCGTTGCAGACTGGCGCGGGTGGTCTGCACCAGACCATCGTGGACCTGTTGGCCGAGCGAGCCGCGCTCGACTTGGAAGAGCTTGGCATTCAGGGTGACACCGCGAACCTTGCGGACGCCTATCTGGCTCTTCAGGACGGCTATCTGAAGCTGGCCACCGCGAACGTGACCAACGTGGGTGGCGTGTTCGACAAGGCGGCGGTCAAAGCCGCACTGAAGACCATGCCGACCCGGTATCTCCGGAACCGCAGTGCCATGTCGCACTTCGTGTCCGTGGACAACGAGACGGAAATCCGTGACCAGTACGGTGCTCGTCAGACCGCACTCGGTGACGCACAGGTGCAGGGTCTGCTCCCGGTCTACATCTACGGTTCCAAGGTGACCCCGGTCGCCCTGATGCCGGGACCGCAGGGCCTGTTCACCGATCCGATGAATCTCATCTTCGGGATTCAGCGGAACATCATGATCGAGTACGACAAGGACATTCGTGCCCGTGTGTTCATCATCGTGCTGACCTGCCGCATCGACTTCGCCATCGAGGAAGTCAACGCGGTGGTCAAGTACACGGGCATTACCGGAAGCCGGTAGTCACCAGTCGTGAGGTTGCAAGGGACTCTTCCGCAAGGGGGAGTCCCTTTTGCACTTGATTGCAATGACTGACGTACCGCTCAAACCAGACAAACCACCAAGGCCACCAAACCCTTCCCAGTACACCCAACTGGAGTTGGCCATCTATGATGTGTATACTGTCGGTCTGCTGTCGCCACCAGTGACGGGAGTCAAGGGGGTGCAGTATGTGAAGGGTGTGCGATATATCTTTTCCCCGGAAGAAGCGTTGGTGAAACTGGAAGAAATGGATCATGGACGTCCGGTGTGGAAGGTTCATGGAAAGCCACCGAAGCCGGAACCGACGCCTGTACGACTTCCCGCGTTCCTCACGTAATCAAGGAGTGATGTAATGGCATTAAAGACAGAGAAGATTGAGAAATCACCAGAACCTGCGGTAAAGCCGGATACAACCGTGTTGGAATTGGCTTTGTATACCCAGTACACGTGGCAGGGTGAGACGTACGAGAAGGGTAAACCCTACCGCTTCAGGACCGTGGACGCCATGCAGTTGCTGGCCGAGACAGACACCGGTCGTCCCATCTGGAAACTGTATCAGGCACCCAAGCCCAGAGTAGCACCCAAGAACGAGGTCGTGGATGCGACGGGTGTGCAGGCCGGGATTCCTGATGAACCTGTCCATTTCTCTCCACCGAGAAAGCGCATTGAGGTGGGAGACGACAGCGAGATTCAAGACATTTTGGGGAAGACTGAGGGTGGAGATATCACGGTCTAGCCGATGAGACGCCCACAGACGCCGCTGTTCGTGGATGTGCAGGATGTGATCCTGCGAATGGGTCTCAGTGCGGATCTGGCTGGGATTGAGGACGTAGTGTCGTCGGGCATCGTCTCGGCCCAGTTGCACGTTGAACGTGTGATTGATGGGAAGCTGTCTCGTCAGTCACAGGACTGTCGGTTTTTTATCGACTCCCAAGCCTTCTCAGGCATCGCTCCGGGTGGCCTGTATCGGTTGGAAGTGCCCAGTGGCTTGGTCCGACAAGACGTGCCGCAGACGGTGACGTTTTCGAACGACTACGGCCCGTTCACCGCGCATTCAACTATCGATTCGACATTGATGAAGTTCGACTACAAGAAGGGGTATCTGTACGTCGATGCGGAGACGTACGGAGATAACTACATCCGGATTCAGTGTGATACGGGGTTCGAAGATGGCACCCGACCCTACCCTGTTGATGACCTCACCGTATGGGCCGCTGACCAGCAGTACGCCATCGATGATGTGGTGGCCTATACCGGGATTGCCTACCGGTGTATCGGCGTCCCCCCAGTCGGTACGTTCCCCACGAATGCGGCATACTGGAAAGCCGAATTGGTTCCACAGGAGCCAATCCCCGATCCGATCTACGAAGCTATTATGTCGCTCGTTCCGATGGTGTTTAACGCGCAGCAGACCACGAAGCGCAGTAATGAGGCCAAGTCGCAGTACCAGACGTTGACTGACCATGCGAATCTGCTGTTGCAGCCGTACATGCGGACACAGGGATTCACCTTCAGGTCCATCTGATGCAGCCCAAGAACCAGAATCTCAGCAAAACGTCGGAGTCGGAGTCGAAAAACTCTGAGAAGCCAATTCCCGGAGATAAACCGGAGTCTATCGTGGAACCTCCTGCCGAGGTGACGAAGCAGAAGGCCGCGAAGCAGATCAAGAAGCAGAAGCTCAAGAAATGAGACTGCTCACGGTGTCCGTCGTGGGTCAGCAGGGGTTGGAGAAATCCATCCGTGGGCTGGGCGAAGCACTGGACACGGTGAAGATACTGGATGAGGGTGCTGCCGTCATCTACAACCGGCTACGGTCTCGATTCCTGATTGAACAAGCACCAGACGGAACGAAGTGGCCACCCTCGCAGGCCGCGCTTCGCAGGGCACGTAGTGGCCGAGGGGGTGGGACGCTGTTCGATACGGGCAAGTTGTTTCGTAGCATCCAGTTGTATGCCGAGAGCCAGCACACCCGAGCGATTGGCACGAACGTCACGTCGCCCCAAGGGTTCCCCTATGCGGAGAAGCATCAGTTTGGTATTGGCTTCCCGCAGCGTCAGTTCTTAGGGTTTGCGGCTGAGGATATGGACCTGATGGCCCAAGTCATCATTCGACGCATCGCACAGGGATTACAGCAAGGAGCCAATCAAGGGAGTATTGGTCGTGCTTCTCCCACGTCAGGATTGCTGTAATGTCCAAACTCACTGAAGTGTTGGAGGAAGCTAGCACCCGACTCCTGACGTTGAACGCCCCACCGGTCAACCTGACGGGTAAGGTGGTGGTCGCCTACGATGAGAACGACTTGCTCGATGTGCTGAAGGGTGTCCGAGCGTATCCCGCTGTAGGCATCGTCTACGAAGGCATGCGGTCCATGTCTGAGGGTGGACCCACCGCGAAAGTGGGACTGTCTTGCGAGATTGTGCTGGCTTTTGTGTTGGTGGAGCGTGGAGACGAGATTCACGCCACGAACCAGAAGAAGGTCCGAGCGATTGAGTATCTGGACGCGATGCGGCTGATGTTCATGGGGAAGCGTAGCACGGTGACTCAGCACTTCTGGCACTTTATGGTAGAAGCGCCAGCCGCGCTGAGGTCGGGTGCAGTGTGTTGGGTGCAGCGGTGGAGTCTGCCGACGCAGTTACCCCATGAAGGCACAGCGACCAGTCCATCCCATCCATTTTTTCCCGCCAACTGTAAGTAGCCCTCGTATGCTCGTCTCCTGCATATTGCCGACGAAGAATCGTGCGGCGTTCATCCCGCAGGCTATTCGTTGTTATCAGTCGCAGACGTACCCACATAAAGAGTTAGTCATCATCGACAACGGGAACGATGGGACCGAGGCACTGATTCCCCCAGATGATCCGTCGATCCGGTACGGTCGGGTGGCAGGGAAGCGGACCACGGGGGACATGCGGAATTTGTGTGCCAGATACGCCAAGGGAGAAATCATCTGCCATTTCGACTCGGATGATTGGTCAGCCCCGGAGCGTGTGACAGATCAGGTCACACGGCTTGGTGAGTTTGGGGTGTTGACGGGCTATCACGACATGTTGTTCTATGACGTGCGGGATGGCAGGCTCTACCACTGGCATATGCGGTCGCCCAATTGGTTCGCACTGGGTACGTCGTTGTGCTACCGCAGGGACTGGTGGCGTGGTCATCCGTTTGTGTCGTTGCAGATTGGTGAGGATATTCGATTTTTCCGTCAGGCCGCACGTGAAGCCAAACGGTTTGTATCGTCGGTGTCTGGTGGCCATATGATGGTGGCGCGAGTGCATGACTATCAGACCAGTAAGAAGTCACTCACGAAGATGAGCTACACGCCTATGCCCCCAACCGAGTTACCATCGGCTTTCCCATGCGGTTCAACATTGTCAGCAATCTAGCCACATGCTGAAAATCTATCGGTCCAGCCGAGCGTTGAAAGGTGACTTGGTAGGGCGGCAGTTTGGTCGGCTGATTGTCAAAGCCAAGGTCGAAGAAGGTTGGCGATGCCAGTGTGTTTGTGGGGCCATGAAGACTGTGGCTGCAAGTAATTTGCGATCAGGGAACGTGGCGAGTTGTGGGTGTCTGCGGAAAGAAACGAGTGCTGCAAATGCTAAGGCTACGACTTTCAAACGAAAGGGTCAGAAGCGTCCAGCGGTTGCAAAGGTGGGATCGGCTTTTCGGATTGTGTTAGGCACCTATCGGCTGTCTGCGAAGACACGGGGGCATACGTTTGAATTGTCCGAAGATGCTTTTAAGATACTAACGTCTGCGGTATGTTTCTATTGTGGCGCTTCACCTTCACGCGAGTCAAAGTCTTATGCAGGAGAGGTGTACCTGTTCAACGGCATTGATCGCATGGACAATGCCTTGGGGTATACCGTCAGTAACAGTGTGCCGTGTTGCTGGACGTGTAATGAACTGAAGGGATCTGAAAATTCAAAGGAGTTTATCGCTCATATTCTCAAAATTGCGGGGCATTGTGCGATTTAATTACATATCCAACCTCAGCAATGGCGCGGGACTTCAGCGGAACTATGAACTGCTGAAGCAGGCATTGCAGGCCCGTGGGCACTCGGTGCATGGTGTGCAGTTCAACGCCAAGCCGTTGGTGGTGCCACCGGCTGACATCAATATCTTCGATGAGGTGGTGACACCTCTCGCTTTCCGAGCCGCCAAGGTCCAGTGGGCGATGCCACATCCCGAGTGGTGGTTTGGGATGTGGGATCAGTATCGCTGGGACAAGATTCTGGCAAAAACACACGACTGTGAGCGTATTTTCCAAGCGAAAGTGGGCAACCGATGCCAGTACCTTGGATGGGTGGCCAAAGACTTGGCCCGACCGGGCATCCCGAAGGAACGCAAATTCCTCCATGTATCTGGGAAATCCTCGTTCAAGAACACACAGGCCGTGATTTTCGGGTGTCATCAGGCCGGTGTCCCGTTGACCGTGGTTGGCGAAAAATCGGGTGGTGTTGCCCGAGTCTCCGAGCAAGAATTGATTCACTTGATGAATTCGCACTTTTGCCATGTCATGCCGTCCGCGTATGAGGGGTACGGTCATGTGCTGCATGAATCGCAGAGCACCGGGCAGATTCTGATCACGACTAATGCCCCACCGATGAATGAGATATGCCCCGCATTTTACGTGCCCAGTGTGGGGGTCAGACCGCACCACGCAGGAGTGTTGCATCAGGTATTACCGGGAGATGTGGCAAAAGCCGTGAAGTATGTCATGGCGATGGAACAGACCGAGATAGATCGGTTGAGTGCCGACGCCCGAACGTCATACGATGAAGATGTCAAACAGTTCAATGTGGCGTTGGATAAGTTGGTAAATCAGTGACCTTCACAAATTACGGACATGAAGTAGCCCTGTGGAATGTGTTGCAATCAATTGCATCGCAGCGGAAGGTGGCTGCTTATCTGGAGGTGGGGGTCCGCTACGGCAATTCATTGGCGGTGGTGCTGTCTCAGCACTTCCCGTATCGGTTGGCGCTTTGTGATACGTGGGGTGGTGAGTATGGGGGCGAGTCGTTTGGTGGTCCGACGCACATCGAGCGTCTGTTGCGGGACTTGAAATACACCAATCCGACTACGTATCTCAGCGGTAATTCGCATGATCTGTTGAAGAAGGCTATCGGCCAGTTCGATTTGATTCTGGTGGATGGTGACCACAGTGCGGCGGGGGCCAGAGAGGATCTGGACGACTGTTGGCGACTGCTGATGCCGGATGGGCTGTTGGTGTTCGATGACCTTAATCACCCGTCGCATCCCTATTTACTGACGGTATACCAAGATTTCGTAAAGACCGTCAATGCTACCGTGGTGCATGAAGATATGACCCCGATGGGTGTGGGCGTTCTGTGCAAGACCGCGTAATCGTCCCAACGTATGACCGACCCGAGATGTTGTGGCTGTGTTTGGAGCATATTGCGCGTAGCCCAGATAGTAAACACCTGTCGGTGATGGTGTATGCGGATGCACACGTTGGGCATACGACACCTCGGGAGGAAATTGAACAAGTCGTAGACAAGTTTCCTCACCTAAACATTCAAGTGGGCTTTCGTAATCCCCATCCGTTCCACGGGAACAGTTTCAACGTCTTGATGGCGTTCAAGGACGCTTTTTATGAGCCACAGGTGCGGTATGTCTTCATGATTGAAGACGACGTGATGGTTCATCCGCAGTTCTTTCAGTGGCATTGGACGGCACATGCGGCGAAGACGCTGGGATGCAGCATCGGCGTCATTAAAGAGCCACAATACGGCCCGTATGCGTCTCTCGGTGTGTGTTTTCGGCGGGAGATGCTGGGGTTGATTGTGCCGCACTGTCAGGTGGCGTACTTTCACAATCTTCGGATGTATTGCAAGACACGGTTTGCCCCGTCAAAGTTTGATTGCGAGCAGGATGGGCTGTTCTGTCGTGTCTTGATCGGGCATTCGATTGCGTGGCCACCGATTCCCTATGCACAACATGTGGGGTGGTATGGTTACCACCGGAAGAAGAGTATTCGACCGGTTGGCACGTTAGCAGAACGCTATTATCAGGTAAAGCACGTATTGACCAGTGCCACGGCTTTGCGCCAGTGGGTGAAAGATTTTGGGGATATTAAGGTCTTGCAATTGAGTGCAACGAGTGGCACAGTATCTGGTGCAGCCGAGTAGGTTGTCAGGTTCAAAGGAGAACGCTGATGAGTATGGTAAATGCACGTAACTTGGGGTTTGGTGGTTCGGGCATTCCCGACACTTTGCCTCAAGCGATTGCCGAACTCCAAGGCATGAGACAGTCCGTCGTGGATGGAGCAGCGGCGGGTACGGTAATGGTCGTGCCGGGTATGGACCCTGAAGACCATATCGGT